TTCCGTAGGGTTCTCTTCGTTATCGTCAATATGCCACCACGCAAGTTCTTTCAATTCCTTTAGGTTCATAGCAGATACCCCTATTCTTTAAATAAACTCAAAATCCCCGTGCCGCTTGTTAAGGCAATTTGCCTGCATTTAACAGGATAAACCCCAACAGGGAGAGCTGTAAAATCACTTAATTCAGCAACAGAAAAACCAGAAACATTTGTTTGCCTTGCAACAACTGCTTCTGTTACAATCTGTAATTTTGTGAAATAGTAACCACTTCCGGCAACAATATCCGCAACGCCGATTTTTATTGTGTCATTTCCATTACCGGCATCTATTACCCATCCTGCGCCAGTAATAGAGGTAATAGTGTCATATTCTTTTGTGGAATAAACCGTAGTTCCGGCAACAGGTGTAATTGTTTCTGTTACCGCCACACCCCCACAAGAGCCAACCACAGCAAGTGTACCCATTGTGTCAGCCGTACCAACCGCCGTTGCTAGAACGCTCAATAAACAGGGAGCTGTTGGCTGCGCCGCAATCGTATAAGCACTTGCTTTCATATTTGTGGAGGTTACAATTTTATCATCATCAATCGGGAAAGCACCCTTTGTACCGTATTGCCCTAAATCAGCTATGCCTACTTTTGCACCAATCATTTCAAGTTGTGTCATTTGTTATTTTCCTCCTTTACGCATCTGGGGTAATTCTAATTACGTTCGTTCCGTCTGACATAACGGTAGCCGTTTTCCCGTTGGCAATAGCTGTTCCATTCCCACTTGCGCCCTTAACCGTAATCGTCTGACCGCTTGCGTTAATAAGCGTATAAGGAATAGAAGGGGTAAGCGGAATAACCATATCTGCGCCGCCGTCTGCTAAGGTGGCTTTGTGTACGGGTTTTGTTAATTCAGTAGAGGTTAAAGTCCAAGCAGTATGACCATTGGCATAACTATGAGCATTGATCGTAATTGCCTGCGTGGGGTTTATCAGTTTGGCAGTTGTCAAAGCATTGTCATAACCGCCAGTTAAGGTGGCGGCAGCAAAAGCCCCATTCGCCATTGTTTCTGTGGTGGTAATCGCATTTCCGGCAGCACCAGGCACATCAGCGGTCAAAACAACCGTATCGCCTGCGCCATCGGCAGCACCCACGCCAGCCGTATCGCTTGCGGTAATAGCGGCAACAAGAGCGGTAACAGCAGCAGGAGCAAGGCAATCCGCACCGCCGCCAAGCGTTTCGCCACTAAATACATTTGTTCCAGCCGTGAAGGTTTCGGTTGTGGCAATTGCATCACCAGCCGTGCCGCCTGTTTTTGCTGTAACAGTAGCTACATCATCCTCAAAGTCGGAAATTGTCACAAGAAGATGGGCTTCATTCACGCCGTCTGTACCCATAATAGCAGCGACAATATTTGCTTGCGTAACGGCAACATCTGTACCGATCTCAATTTCGCCAGCCGCATTAAAGTCTGCCGTAGCGACAAAGGTATAAACCGTAGTGCCAATCGTCATCGGGTTTGTTGCCGTGGGATTAGTGTCAATTGTTAATGTGTTTGAGGACTTGGTTGTGCCTGCAACGATGTTTACCGCAATAGTAGAACCCTCGGTTAATGTCTGTGCGGCATCTGCGCAAAACTCATACACATCATCCTTAACTGTTACGGTTTCGCTATCCTTAGCCACACCGCTAATAGCCAGTACATTGGTAGCGGCAACGGCGTTTAGCTTGTCTGTGGTATGCACGCCGCCAATAATAGTTGGAGCAATAAGTGTATCACCGGTAGAATCATAGGCGTCAACAGTAACCCATCCACTCTTAACGGCGGCAAAGGTCTTATAGTTGCCTGTGTTGTCTACCGTTGTACTAGAAGCACCATCAAGCGTATCATTGCCGCTGGGATATACTGTTACAACATTTGCAGAAGCGTCAACCTTTTTAACCGTACAGGTTTCGCCGCCAACCGCAGCAGGGAGATAAACAGCAATAGCATTTACAACAGCATCACAGTTTACTAAAATATCCCCCTGTTCAAGAGTATAAACTTTGCTGGTAATTGTTTTAGTTTTCATTCTCATGTTCCTTTCCTTTGTGTTCTTTCCGTATATGAGCAAGCATTACGCCCACGTTATCAAACTCCATACCGCAGTATTTACAAGTATGAACCTTTTTGTCTTGTTTAAGTGTCTCATAGTTCTCTTTATTAAGCGCATAAATTTCTGAATCGTCATCGGTTTCGTATTGTCCATTCTCATTAAAGCGACAACGAATCCTTATACTTCTATTGGCAAATAATTCAAGTGGTTTTCCTATAAAAATCATACAACCTCCCATTATAAAGGAAGAGGGGTATTACCCCCTCCCCTTATGCTTTAGACAGCTCTATTAAATAAAACGTGAACACATGGTCTGTTGCCATACGCTTGTTCTCCGCCGGTGTGCAAGTAATAACAATCGTGCCATCACTTTGCAAGTATTGGGCGGTATCAATAATCAAGGCGTTCATGGTGTTTTGCGCAAAGCTGCCAGTTCCGGCGTCATCACCAGCCCAAAAATCACCTGCGGCAATAGAATATGTCACCGAACCATGTGAGTTGGCAACAGAGGCAAGAACCACGCATTGATCAGCACCCCTAGTGGGTGTAAAAACAAAAACCTCCGCAGCATTAGCAACGGATGAGGTTGCAGGAGAAGCGGTAACTACCTTTTTTGTTCCCCTTGCGGCAATCGTATTTGTGGTAACGGCTATATCAGTCATTTATTTTCTTCCTTTCTTTTACCTTATTTTCACAGAGCTAAGATTATTGCTCTGCTCCATAAGAAGCTTTCAAAATAACGAGTTCTTTAGGGCGTACAACTTTTGCACCATACAAATGTAAACCCTTAACGGCATCACTGAATGCGCTTTCGGGACGATACGCTTCAACCTTATTGATCTGCTCGGCAAAAGCAATAGCTTTCTTTGTGCGCAAGAAACAATAATCATAAGTGAGGTCATTATAAATCCCGTTGGACATATAAACATCGATACCAAAACGAGAGAATATACCAACATACCCCTTATCTACTGTCGAAGTGTTGTCGGTTTTTAAATTAATATCGGCAAGCAACAGCTTTTCAAGGAAAGCAGGGCTGACTTCGAGAGAGATTTTTTCATTTTTGGGAACATTATACGACCATAAGGTTTTCAAACCCTCAATAATTTTAGCGTAGATGGTAGCACTGGTAATACCCGTACAGGCAACGGTAGTAGCCGCACCTGCGTATTTGCCGTAGATATAATCATCGGCTGATTCAGCCATAGCCGCAGCAGCCTCCGCCATCTGTGCAGTCATAAGACCACCAACGGCTTGGCGTTTATCAATGTCATCAATATCAAAGGCAAAATATTCCGCCGTATCGATCACAAGGTTGGTGTCAGCCCCCGTCAGGTTTTCCGGAGTAACCGTAGTAACTCCCTTTGTATAAGGCGCAACAGTTGGTCTGGTAACGCCAAGAATCTTAACGGTATCACCCTTATCATTAATTTCGCCCTCAAACTCCCTATTACAAAGTTGAGCGGCAACACAGGCTCTTTCGTTTTCTCTTTGGATTTTTTCACTCCAAAATGTAGGTATAAAGTTGGTGTAAGTCATTTATTTTCTTCCTTTCTTAAATAAAAAAAGCACCGTTAAGTGCTTTAATTGTTTTTTATTTCCATCGCTTCATTGAACTTTCAATCACATCAAAGTTCTTAGACAAATCTGCTCTGGACATTTTTTCTACCTGTTCTTTAGTGAAATACAATTCCCCCGTAGGTTCACCACCGGAAAGGCTTGCTGTAGGGAATTGTGCGTTCTCGTTATTCTTTTGTTTGGCTTGATCTTGCTTCTCATATTCAGCCAGCTTCGCCCGAAGAATACTGTTTTCATATTTGGCGTATTCATCGACCAAAGACTTGCCGCCATTAAAGCCATCCCAAACCTCTTGCGGAATATCTTCTGCTTTAACATCAGGGTACTTATCGGAGAAAGCCGCATACTCTGCATCTTGCCTTTTTCGTTCCGCAAATACCGCCTTTTCTTTTTCCAGCTCGGATATTCGCTGCTCATTACCCATAAGGCGTTGAGCAATTTCCTCTGGTATGCCGTTCTTAGCGGCTAATGCGGCTATCTCTTGCTGTTTTTCGTATTCCTTATAGGCATTGACATATTGGCTAACATCTTCATACCCGTTTTTCTTAGCGAGCTCGGAAAGAAAACTGGCAGCGGTTTGATCTTTTTCGTTCCTCGCTTTAATACGGGGATAGTCAAGACCCTGTTGAATTAAAGCAATTCCCTCGTCAGTATAAGGGTCAACCTCAATAATAGAATCAAGATGCTTGGCTTTTACCTTTTCCCTAACGGGTGCTTGTACTGTCGGTTCGCTTACTTCGCTCTGGTTGGCTACTGGCGTTTCAACAGTTGTTTGTTCGGTGTTCTCGGTCATATCCTCGCTTTGGTTGGCTTGGACATTATCAGTTTCAGTCATATTAAATCCTCCTAGCAACCTATGGTTGGGCTGCTGTTTTATTTTTTTGCCCTATGGTTGGGGCATAATAAAAGCACCCTATGGGTGCAATTAGTCCTGTTATCTACCAATTCGGTGAAGCCACCAATATGGTCTACATTTGTTGCGGCATAGCTTGCGGCTGCATATTTTCGGCTGGCATTTGTTCTTGCATTTGCGCTTGTGCTAACAACTTCTCTTTCACTTGTGCCAGCAGGGTATCTCTACCACTAAGAACGCCATCTGGAATCTGTTCAAGATATTGTTCAAAATCTATGTATTGATTCTGCAAGAGATTATCAAGCGTAACAACATCTGCGGTCTCACTCCAATAAGAAGAAGCACCGACATCAACCTTTATCTGCATAGGTAGTTCGGACAATCTATTAAAATCAATCTCGGTAATAATTCTGCTTTTACTAGAATCATCAAGAGTAGATACTTTTCTAATACCATAATGCTTGCTCATTAATTCCAGCTCGATATAACCAATATCTTCATGGAACTGATAGAAAGCAGCCCTATTGCCCTCAATCGGAATAGCCCCTGCTTTCTGGACAGCCTTAATTGCGGAGGTGTTTTCGGGATTATCAACCTCGCCCAAAGATACAGTAGATACCCCAAGCATTTCTTTAGTATTTGCAATAATATCCTGCAAGCAATTTAATACCATGCCGCCAAGCTGTCCAGGTTGGAGAACATAAACAGAGTTAGAAATCGGGCCATCTACACTTTCCACGCCAATTGCAGCACCAAGATTAAAGTTCCACTTACGGATTCTGCCTTTATCATAAATGATTGTCGGGAGAGCCATCTTTCTAAGCCACAAGCTGATAGCTGAATAGCTCTTATTAATCATCACCTGATTAGGAATAATACCCGTGCCAAGTGCCTGTCCATGATAGCTGTTTTTGCGGCTATCCCAGTTCATCCAGGCAATCGGATAAATGCGGTATTTAGTGTTGTATTCCTCGCAAATAGTAGCGTATTTTGTGACCTTCTTATACCAGATCGTACCGTCTTTCTTAAAGTAACAAGTTAAAGAAATAGCCTTACCATCTTCGTTGCCGGCATTATCAATATCAATTTTGCTTCGGTAGCCGGATTGATATTGATCGTCTTTATCGGAAGTGATTTTCTCGATATTTGACTTTTCATCTTTAGTTAGCGTTACCGCTTCGCCGAAGATTTTCTTAACTTCTTCTTCACCCAGCTTGCCGCCATTTTTATCCATCATACTTTTTACTTTGTTTTGACGGTGTTTATTTTCGTAATTTTTGGTAGCCTGCTCCTTTAAATCGCCGACCATTTCCCGTTTGGAAATTATGATATACGGCTGGACTGCATATCCGTTGTGATTTACCATGCTACTATGGGGATTGCCGAAAAATACATTCACATTATCAATCAGCTCAATATCAATATCCCCTGCCGATATCTGCCCTGTCTCTATGTTTTTATTCCACCATAAATGAGCGCAAGCATCACCGCTTAAAGCCGCATCTAAGAGTGCTTGTCGGGAAAGATTATCCATCTTTAAGCGTTCCCATAAAGTATCACTGTACTTTGTGATTTGCTTGGACATTTCCAATAGTTCTTCTTCGGTGCTGCCTTCTTCGGGATTATCACCAATCAACAACGGCGTGAACCGTAGCTTCGTCCGAAAAGCTAAACAAGAGTTGACGATAAAGTTAATTACCTTTTTAAAGATATTAACAACCACTCTATCAAAGTCCGTCTTAGCACTCACGCCAATCCATTGATCTCCGGCATAGAAGCTCTCATTATTATCAACGGTGGTATATAAGTCAACGGGGGTAAGTTTCTCGTTATAGTCTTTACCTGCCTGATATTTCTTCCATTCGTCCGTTACAACAGGATTCATTTAGGTTATACCCCCTCTCTTTTGGTGGGTACTTGATACCCGTATATATCCGTAATCTGCTCATAGAAGTTTTTCTCTGTCTCATCTTCTTCTTTTTGAGCAACTATATCGGCAACGCCATCATAAACAACCCGTATGGGGTTCTTTTCGGGGATAATTTGTTTGTCTTTGGATAAGCGAATACCATCAATTAAGCCCTTCTTATAAAGAAAGAAGCCAGCCCAAATTGAAGCTGCCCCCCAAAGGATAACTATTAAAGTGTAGACAACCATCTTCAACCTCCTATAAAAAGTTTTCTGGAATCTCGCCGCCCAAAACATCTTCTGCGGTATTTAATTCACGCTCACGGGAACTAAAAAAGTCATCTCTTCGGTATTCTTGCGGCATTTCAGGTGATAAAGTACGCATAGTGCAGAAGTATCTTAAAGCATCAGGCGCATGGGTAATATCGTGAGGGTCTTTAGAACAGTCATTCGGCTCACGCTCATCATGCCGTAACTGCGGCAAGCACCGTATTAGATTCTTACAAGTAGAAAATATCTTTAATTTAGCTGTTTTATAATTCTCTCCTGTCTGTTCATCTCGCCTTTCAACAATCTTTAAGTATTCTTTAACCGCCAACCAGCCATTGATACGATGGTTCTTTGATTTTAAGAATGGCACTCCGTTTTTTAAGAATATTTCCGTAGCACTCATACCTGTATCTTGCCGCCGATTCCATAAGTCAGGCGGTGCGTATGTGGTTCTTATATCCTCACCCTTTGAATACTCAATTATCTTCTTAGCAGCCTCGGTAATAATTAAATTTGACTCATGGAGTTCTTTATAAATATAAGCGTTATCTTGCATATCCACCGCTATCCAATAACAAGCCAACATATCAAGACCATAGTCCAACGCCCTGTATTTATACCAGTTATCGGGTATTTGAAACGGCTCTACCACGTGAATATCACGGTTAAACTCCTTAAAGAACTGACCCTCTACCACGTTCCAATCACCGTCAAGGTAAGCCCTGCGTTGATCTTCCGGCAGGTTCAATAAGTTGCGGTAATAGCCTGGGTTATTCTTCATTAAAGCAATATTATCTGTAACCTTTGCAGGAAAGAACACATAATCATCGGGGTTTTCATCGTCGGTAAAATCTCTATCAACAAATAACCGCTTGAACCATTGATGACCAACGCCACCAGGGTTAGCGGTATAGTACATTCTAGGCGCAAAATCTTCTCTTGTAGTTCTATTACAGGTAGTTAAGAACCGCATTTGTGATTCCGTAAAGTGTGTGGCTTCTTCAAGCCCTATCACTTCATATTCCTGCCCCTGATACTGAAAAACATCATCCTCTGAATCGCAATAGCCAAGTTTTAAACGGGAGCCATTCGGGAAGATAAACGCTTTTTCCGTATCATTGTATGTAGCTATACGCCCATCCTTTTCTTCCGAATGCAGCATCAGCTTTAAGGGGATAATGTGATTTTCTCGTAATTCAGGAAAGGTTCTGCGTAACAATAACAACTTTAAACCAGGATATAACAGGCTTAAATGCACAAATTTAGTTCGCATAGCCTCCGATTTACCACCGCCCCTTGCACCACCATAAGCAATATGGGCATTCATAGCGTTGTAAAACTTCTCCTGCTGCGGATATGCGTCTTTAAAGACTAGTTTTATAACTTTCTCATATGGTTTTTTAGCCATTAATTACACCTTCGCCCATCGGCTTTTCTCATAAAAAACCTTTAATGTTTTATTGATTCTGCGACCCTTCAAGAAGATATAAGGATTAACCGTATAACAATTCTCTCTACCTGTACGATGCCTGCCGATTATCTGTTCGTGCATCAAGGCATTAATACACTTATCAACGGTATTCTTACTGAAGCCCGTTTCGTTGATGATAGAGTTTCGGGTTACTTTTCTACCACTTGGATATTGCAGCACCCCATTTTCATAACCAGTGTATGGCAACATCATAAGCAAAAGTTGTGAGGTTGTACCGTCCAGCCTCTTAGTTACATCAGCCCAATTAGAGATAAAGACCTTAACATAAGCCTCACCTTTATTTACCTCTACTGTTCTCTCTAAATAATCTTCAGTACCCTTGCGTTTTATCGTAAAAGTATCGTCTGCACCAATCTTATCTACAACAACACCATCACTATTAACAAGTTTTAATTCTTGTCTTTTCATTTACCACCCCTCCATAAAACAAAAACATGTCCCAAATGGTGGGACATATAAGCCCCTTTTTAGCCCATTTGGAGGGACATATTGTTTTCATTAAATCCAATAGTATAGCTGGTGATAAGACGTTATTTTGAAGAAAACTCTCCTCTTAGTCTTATTCCAGTATTTACAGTAGTAATTTCTACCCCATGACCCCCTATTGACCCTACCCCTACCATTTAGGGGATGATATAAAAAGAGAAGGTAGTCCAAATGAGAACATACCTTCTCTAGCCC